GAGGATAAACGTAAAGTTTACGAAGATATAATGGAAGAGCAGCCAGTAATGGATCCGAATACTGGACAACCAGTTGTAGATCCTAATACAGGACAACCTGCAGTGCAGGCAGTAAAAGTTGGCGAGAAAGCAAAAATGAAGACTATTACTGTTAAAAATCAACCAGTACTAACTGTATGTGATTATAACAATTTAGTTTTAGATCCTACTTGTGAAGGTAATATAGAAAAAGCTAACTTTGCTGTATATAGTTTTGAAACTTCTTTATCAGAACTTAAAAAAGATGGGCGATATAAAAATCTTGATGATATTAATTTTGAGAGTAAATCAGTATTAGCAGAACCAGATCATTCAATTAATTCAGATGATACTTCTTTTACATTTAAAGATAAAGCACGTAAGAAAGTCATTGCTCGTGAATATTGGGGTTATTGGGATATTGATGATACTGGAGAAGTTAAATCTTTTGTGGCTACCTGGGTAGGTAGTACATTTATTAGATTAGAAGAAAATCCTTACCCAGATAAAAAGATCCCTTTCGTATTAGTTCAATACTTACCAAGACGTAAGAATATCTATGGAGAACCAGATGCAGCGCTTATTGAAGATAATCAAAAAATCGTGGGAGCTGTTACTAGAGGTATTATAGATATCATTGGTAGAAGCGCTAGTGGGCAACAGGGCATTCGCAAAGATGCACTAGATGTAACTAATGCACGTAAATTTGAACGAGGGGAGGATTATAAATTTAATGCTAATGTAGATCCTAAACAAGCATTTCATATGGAAGTGTATCCTGAGATACCTCGTTCTGCTATGGAAGTACTAAATATGCAAAATAACGATGCTGAGGCGTTAACAGGTGTTAAAGCTTTTACTCAAGGTATTTCAGGTCAAGCATTAGGAGTCACAGCTACTGGTATTAGATCAGCACTTGATGCTACATCTAAACGAGAATTAGGAATTTTACGTAGACTTTCAAATGGGTTGAATCAAATTGGCCGTAAAGTTATTTCGATGAATGCAGAATTTCTAGAAGATGAAGAAATTATTCGTATTACTAATGAAGAGTTTGTAGCTATTAATCGTAATGATTTAGGTGGAAAATATGATATTAAACTTAATATCTCCACTGCTGAAGCTGATGAACAAAAAGCTAGTGAATTAGCATTTATGCTACAAACTATGGGCAATACTATGCCTGGTGAGATGAGTCAAATGGTATTAGCTGACATTGCTAAATTACGTAAGATGCCTGACTTAGCTAAACGTATTGAAGAGTACCAACCACAGCCTGATCCTATGGCTCAGCAAAAAGCGCAGCTTGAAGTTGCATTATTACAAGCCCAAGTTCAAAATGAAACTGCTAAAGGGCAAGAAAATGCCGTTGATGTTGAACTCAAAACTGCTAAAACTGAGACCGAACGTGCTAAAGCACGGGGCATGCATAGTGGTGCAGATATGTCTGATCTTGATTTTGTGGAAAAAGAATCAGGAGTTGGAGCTGCACAAAAACAAGGAGAATCTGATAGAAAACATGCTCAAAATATGGAGGGTAAGGAGCATGACAGATTATCTAAAATGGATGAAGCTGCGCTTAATTCACTAACTAAACAATAAGGGGTCGTATGACAGAACTGGAACAAGTCGAATATCAAATAGAAACTAATGACAAAATAAGAAAATTAAGAGATAACGTAGTTAAGTTAATGGCTAACGAACATTTTAAAGATGTTATCGAAGAGGCTTATTTTAAAGAAGAAGCCACTAGATTAGTTATGACTAAAAGCTCTCACCTTAATGTTGACCAACAAAGAATTATAGATAACATGCAATATGGAATAGGCGCTTTATATAATTTTTTACAAGAAGCAATACGCCGAGGTGAAGCAGCAGATGACGCTATAGGCGCACACGAGCAAACTCGTGAAGAAATTTTATCTGAGGAGATTACAGCATGAATCAAACCTCATTAGAATTATCTGACCAAGAATTTTTAGAAAAAAATCCTAACGAATTTTTATCTGAGGAACCTACTGAAGAATCAGAAGCAAATCCTTTAGATATGGAAAAAGATAACGAAGTTGCCTCTGAAGAAGAGGTAAGTGAAGCACAGGAGCAAACTGAAGTTGCACCTGAAGAGAAAGAAGTAAGCCAACCTGAAGGGGATACCCAGAAGGAGCCTGAACCTTTCACTGATAGTGATACAACAGAATCTCTTGATACTAGTAAGAAAGACTCGACTGAAACGAAAGAGGATACTCCGGAAACTACAGAGTTTGATTACGAAAGTGCTTATAAAAGGGTGTCTAAACCTTTCAAAGCCAATGGTGTTGACATGCAGGTTACGGATCCTGAGGATATGGTTAAACTCATGCAAATGGGAGCTAATTATCAAAAGAAAATGGCGCAATTAAAGCCTAATCTAAAGATAATTAAAATGTTAGAAAAAAATGAACTTCTTAACGAAGTGAAATTACATAATCTAATTGACCTATCTAAAAAGGACCCTAAAGCTATCGCTAAGCTTATTGAAGAAAGTGATATAGACCCTTTGGATATTAACACAGATGCATCCACGGATTATCAGCCAACTAATTACACAGTTACTGATACAGAATACAATTTAGATGCAGTACTTGATGAAATCAAAGACTCTCCAACATTTAGTAAAACTATTAATGTTGTAACTAAAGATTGGGATATAGAAAGTAAAGCTACTATTACTAACTATCCCGAAATAATTAGTGTTATTGATAGTCATATGAATAATGGAGTATTTGAAAAAGTTAATGCAAAATTACAACAGGAGAAGGCTTTAGGTAAATTAGATGGTATTCCTGATGTAGATGCGTATAGACGAATCAGCGAGCAACTGTATAAAGAAGGTATTCTTGCTGACACTCCTTCTGGTAAAGCATCCAAAGTATCAAGTAATGAAGAAACAAATCAAGCTAATGCTAATCGTAATAAACAACGAAAAGCAGTAGCGCCGGTTAAGCAAACTACTACAAGTAAATCCGTATCTGAAGGAGATTTTTTAGGTCTTTCAGATGATGATTTTATGAAGAAGTATGCGGGTCGGTTCTAATCACTATTAAATAGGACAATAAAATGGCTAATGAAAATGCATATAATAGCCCTGCTAGTACAGCTAGTGGGACAGCATCGGATATAGGCGCACAAGCCCGTACCGATTATTATTTTAAGAAAGCCCTTATTAGTGTTCGGGATAAAATGTACTTCATGCCTTTGGCTGATGTACGTGCAATGCCGAAACATATGGGGAAAAAGATTAAACAAGATGTTTATGTCCCCTTGCTAGACGTACTTAATGTATCAGATCAAGGCTTAAATGCTGCTGGTACTGTACTCACTAATGGTACGTGGTCTGGTTGGGATTCTTCCGGCGATCTAACAGGTTCCGCTTATGCTTCACGCGCACTTGCTGCTACTGGTGCAGGTGCTGGTGGAGAAGTTGCATTGAATGGTGGTAACCTTTATGGTTCCTCTAAAGATACTGGAACAATTAAATCTAAAATCCCGACTCTCCGTGAAAATGGTGGTCGAGTTAATAGAGTTGGATTTACGCGTACACAAATTGAAGCTGACCTTCTCAAACGGGGTTTCTTCACTGAGTACACTCAGGAATCAATGGATTTCGATACAGATTCTGAATTGTTATCCCATATTACTGAGGAAGCTCTTGTTGGTGCTAACGAGCTGACTGAAGCGGAGCTTCAGGCAGATCTTATTACTAACGCAACTGCGAATGGCACAGCTTATTTCGCAGGTGGAACTACTAAGGTAACGACTGATGAGGTTGTTACTTATACGGACCTTATGAATCTTTCTATTGCTTTGGATGATAATAAGACTCCTAAGCAAACGAAGGTTATTAGTGGTTCTCGTATGATTGATACTAAAACCGTTAATGGTGGACGTATCATGTATGTTGGTTCTGATTTGATTCCAGTTCTAAGAGCTATGGTTGATTTGCATAGCAATCCTGCATTCGTCTCTGTTGAGAAATATGCTGATGCTAGCAATGTCATGAATGGCGAAATTGGATCTGTTGATCAGTTCCGTATTATTGTTGTTCCGGAAATGCAGTTCGGCGAAAATGAAGGTGCTGAGAACGGAACGACTGCAGGTACTGGTGATAATGGTGTAGATATCTACCCAATGTTGGTTGTTGGTGATGGTGCCTTCACTACTATTGGTTTCCAGACTGATGGAAAAAGTGTTAAATTTTCCATTAATCATAAGAAACCGGGCAAAGAAATTGCCGATCTAAATGATCCATATGGTGAGGTAGGGTTCTACTCCATCAAATGGTATTATGGCTTTATGGCACTTCGTCCGGAACGTCTTGGCATTATTTGGACGTGTAAAACAGCAGCATAATTAACATAGATTGACCGTCCCTCCGAGCCCTTTAGGGCTCGGGGGACACTATTTTATAAATACTTAGGAGGTTTAAATATGGAAGACACTACTTTAGCTACCCCCATTAATGGAATGTCAAATGAGGAACTTCGACAAGAACTAGCCGACAATGGAGTTACTTTACATCATAAAACAGGAACTAAAAAACTTGCCTCTACCCTTTCTGCTGTCCGTGCTGATAAGTATTACGACACTAACAGAGAATACTACTTATAAAGAAGAAACTATTTCTAAAGAAGATACTAAAGCAATTAAAGATAGGCCTTATGAAGGTGGACTACCAGGAGCTAGTAGTGCCGCAATAGAGGCAGCAACAAAAGCTCAAATAGAAACTCCAGATCAAAAAGCAATGAAACTTACTCGTATAGTAGTTACCCCTAATGATCCTAATATGACTTCGTATCCTGGACTTATTTTTACTGTGGGTTCTTCAAAAGTTAACGGCGGGCGTATGATCAAAAAATTTGTACCGTTTAATAACGAAGAAGGTTGGCATGTTCCAAAAATTATTATCGATCAAATTGAAAACGCAGAAATGCA